GCCTCTACTATCATTTACCTAGGTAAGAAGAAGGAGAAGGATGGGACTGAAGTTGTTGGTAACATTATCAAATGTGAGGCAAAGAAGTCTCGCCTAACCAAGGAAGGTAGTAAAGTTGAAACCAGACTCTATTTTGATGAACGTGGATTGGACCGCTATTACGGATTACTGGAACTGGGTGAACAACACGGAGTATTCCAGCGCAAGGGCAATCGCATCGTTGTTGGGGAATCCTCTGTTTATCCTTCTGTTATTCTTGCTGATCCCGAGAAATATTTCACCGAAGAAATAATGGCACAACTTGAAGAAGCAGCACGTAAGGAATTCTCCTATGGCAGTTGAAAGAATTGAAGAGACTATCTTGCGTAATCTCCTCTGCAACGAGGAATACTATCGCAAGGTAGTTCCTTTTCTTAAAGCAGAATATTTTAATGAGTACCATGAAAAAGTTATCTTTGAGGAGATCGCTGACTTCGCTGGTAAGTATGACAAGATACCTACTAAGGAAGTTCTCACGATTAATCTTCAATCTCGCACGGATCTTACTGACGACACGTACAGCGATTCGTTATCAACGATCAAGTCTCTCAACGATGAATGGGTTGATGGAAACTGGCTCCTTGACTCCACAGAAAAGTGGTGCCAAGACAGAGCAATCTACCTTGCCCTCATGCAATCTATCAAGATCGCAGATGGAGGCGATAAAAAACTATCAAAGGATGCGATACCAGGCATCCTACAAACGGCCCTGGCAGTATCGTTCGACGAACACATAGGACACGATTACATTGAACAAGCAGAATCCCGATATGAGTTTTACCACCGCACAGAAGAAAAGATCCCCTTTGACCTTGATAAATTTAACTTCATTACGAAAGGTGGTCTCCCTAACAAGACTCTCAACATCGCTCTTGCTGGTACAGGCGTCGGGAAGTCTCTATTCATGTGCCATGCGGCTGCTGCCGCGCTCACTCAGAACTACAACGTTCTCTACATTACATGTGAAATGGCAGAGGAAAAAATTGCTGAGCGAATTGACGCAAACTTACTGAACGTCAATGTTAAAGACATTGCAGAACTACCTGAAGTTCTCTTTACTTCTAAGGTTCAGGAGATCGCCAGGAAGACTAGAGGCAAACTCATCATCAAAGAGTATCCTACAGCATCCGCTCACGTCGGACACTTCAAGGCATTACTCTCAGATCTTTCCCTAAAGAAAGACTTTAAACCACACATTATCTTTGTGGATTATCTAAACATCTGTGCTAGCGCGAGGTATAAAGGTGCGATTGTCAATTCTTATACGTATGTCAAAGCGATTGCTGAAGAGTTGCGTGGTCTTGCTGTGGAACATAATGTTCCTATTGTCTCAGCTACTCAAACTACTCGTTCTGGTTACGGCAACTCTGACCCTGACCTTACCGATACTTCTGAGTCTTTTGGCTTGCCTGCCACTGCTGATTTTATGTTCGCTCTTATCAGCACTGATGAACTTGAACAACAGGGTCGCATCATGGTCAAACAACTTAAAAACCGATACAACGACCCGACTGCCTCTAGAAAATTCATGGTGGGAATTGACAGAGCGAAGATGAAGCTGTATGATGTAGCAGATGATGCTTCCTCAATCAGCATCGATAGTGAAGATCCTGGTGAGGAGTTCGCACAATTTCAACAAACACAAAACCGTCTATCTAAATTTGCTGAGTGGAATGTATGATTAACTTTAAAATGTATGAAGAGTTTGTGGCACAAGTTACTTCAAAGGCTTCTACAAACTTTGTTGACTTCGCTGATCGTATTGGCGAGTTGGATCGTGAGGGTGCCAATATTGAACGACTTCTCACTTCTGGCGTTGGCATCAATGCTGAAGGTGGTGAGTTCCTTGAGATCATTAAGAAGATGGTCTTCCAGGGTAAGGCTTGGAACGCAGACAATCGAGAGCATCTTATTATTGAGTTGGGTGATATTATGTGGTATGTTGCACAAGCAACCATGGCGCTAGGTATCACTATGGAAGAGGTTCTGGATATCAATATTGCTAAACTTGCTAAGCGTTATCCCGAAGGAACCTTTGATGCTTACTATTCTGAAAACCGATCTGCTGATGATCGCTGATATGTTATGACGGGGATCACTTAGGTGATCCCTTTTTTATGCTCCATAAATATTATTAAAAGTTTTTATATACATGGGATTTTCACTAAGACCCAGTAGTGTAGAAGAAGTGCGACAGATGGCGTCCAATGGATATGCCACTGTGAAGTTGAATTCCATTGTAAATCTCTACAACTATCTTACATCGGAATACCCATCTGTCGATAGACCCTTATTGTTAGAAGCAGCTTCTGGCAAGGGAGGGAATACTGTTAAGGTTCTCCCAACAATTTATAGTCAGGACACTCGACTTAGTAGTTTATCCAAAGATGCAGCCAAAAGAAGATTACAGAATCTTGCCGACACTACATTAACTATAAAGTTTGGAGTTGGATCTGCTGGTGGCACCAGAAGATACAGATATAATATGGGTGATGCTTCCGAGGGTGTGTTGGCAGCTGCAATAGCGGCAAGATTTATCAATAAAGCAAAAAGAGTAAATCAGACTGATGTGGTGCGAGTATTGGATGCTCTTGAATCTCATATCAGACCTAGAGGACGTGCCTTTGAAGTTAGTCATACCTTCAAATCAGAAAACTTTAGAACGTCAAAAGAAACTAAAAGGATCATTCCTGATGATGATGTTTTGACAGAAATTGCTTTGGCTGAATCCAACATGGCGTTGGTATTTCCTAATCATTTTTTGTCGGACGATCCAGAAGAGAGAGACCAAGCGTTGTATGATAGATCTGGTTTGATATTTGAGTGCATGACCTATGCTAACTCTAGGGAAATATCACAATTGTCTAATGTAATGTATTACAATAGGGTCTATGATCATATTCATATTAAATCTGATGGCATCAGTAATCAAACTGGAACCAAAGTTGATGTTAATTTGATTATCAACGGTGCTAAAACTATAGATATCCCAGCTAGATACACTGCTCCTAAAAGCCAAGATGGATTGGTTAGAAGCCAGAGATTAAATATTACGCAGATTTCTTTGAAGCGCGAAGTAAATCAATTTGCTCAAGTTGGCGGATGGGACATCCAAACATTCCAAGATTATTGGGGAACTATATTGGATGAAACTATAACCAATAATTCCCAGGTTATTGGTGTATATGAAGAGTGCAATCGAAATACCTATGAAACAACCCATCATCATGCTGCTGCTGTTGCAAACGGAGTTTATCGATGGGCTTTTTCTAGATTACAATCTAAATTTAATAATGCCTCTTGGAGAACTCATTTTGTAAATACAATACATGAATTTGCTACTCATGATGAAGAGTATGTTCAATTGGTGGAACTTAGAGCTGGTGGATCTTTTGAAAAATATGATATGAGAAAATTGGAAATTGCTTTGAACGGAAGTAGAGAGCATGGTCTCCAACCAAACTTGGTTTTATCTGCTCGTTTGGTTCAGACTAGTCCCCAGAACGCCAGGGCTGCCAGGTTGCCAGTTGTCATAGTGTCCGCAACCAACACCAATAACAACACAACCCATGATATACTACAGTTCAGGCATAAAATCGAATGGTCTGGAACTGCTGTCCGAAACTACATTGAAAAGAGGGAAGGACTTCACCAGTATACAAATGCTCTAATCTAATGACTGCCAATCTCCACTTAGAACACGCTGAAGATCTCATGCTTATGCTTGGATCTGCTGGTGTCCATGAAGCATTTGAATACTTTGATGATTTAGTTGAAACATTTTCTTCTACTCCTTCTGGAAACAAAAACATTACCACCAAATGGGACGGTTCTCCTGCTATTTTCTGTGGGTATGATCCTGCTGATGGTCAGTTCTTTGTTGGTAAGAAGAGTGTATTTAATAAAAATCCTGGTATGTATAAGTCCGAGCAAGAAATTAACTCGGATGTTAAAGCTCCTGCAGATTTAAAGAAAGCATACATGGCATTGTGGAAAGGATTTAAACCATTATATGATTCTGGTAAGTTGAAGGATGTTATTCAGGGAGATTTTCTTTTTCACAAGAGCAGCAGAAAAATAGTTAATGACGTTCATGGGGAAAACTGTATTATGTTTAAACCCCAGTTAATTAGTTATTGCATTCCTGATCATGATGAACTGTATGATGCCGCTAAAAATTGTGAAGCATGTGTGGTCATTCACGCTAGATATCCAGCATCTCCCAGTGCCAAAAGTATTCATGATCTTAATGTGAATTTTGGATTTGATGCTTCTCATCTGTCTAGTCAGAAGATGCTGATCCTTACACCATATACATCTGAACTTGGTGCCGATATGGTTTTGACTGGATCCGAGTCTCGACAAATCAAACAGAATAAAACAGCTGCCATGAATTTGCTTCGTCAGTGCTCTAAGTTTTTGGATGATATCTCCAGTGATTACGATAACCAGTGGGGACACGCTTATTTCATTAAGCAATACTTTAATGCCCGAGTGAGAGAGGGGCAGAAGGTTACTAGTGCTGCTCGTTTTTATGATGACTACTTAGCATATTTTAGAGAAAAATACACGAAGAAATGGCAGAGTTTAAGCACTCCATCGGCAGTATCTAAGTGGAAGAAACAGTTTAAAGATCAGTATCGTATTGTTGTCAATAGGAAGAGAGAGTTCACGGCAATGGTTGGACTATATAATAGTATCCAGAATATCAAACCTATTTTTATTTCCAAGTTTGAAGCTGGGGAAAGGTTTAAAACTTTCTATTATAATGAGGATAACGGTACTTATGAAGTTGGTGATCAAGAAGGTTATGTTATTGTTAGGGATTCTACCAGAGCAGTAAAAATTGTTCAGCGTCTTGGTGGATTTAGTCAGAGAAACTTTAACGAAATTAAGAAGTGGGCTAAGAAATGAGTAAGATTGTTCTAGCATTTGGGAGGATGAATCCTCCCACAATTGGACACGAAAAACTCATAGAAGAGTGTGCCAAAGTTGCTAAAGAAGAGGGTTGTGATTATCAGATATATCTGAGCAATAGTCACGACAAGAAAAAAAATCCTCTTGATCCACAAACAAAGATTAATTTGGTTAAAAAAATGTTTCCTCAGTATGCTAATCATATTCATGTCGATAGAGAAATATCAAATCCATTTAAAGTAATGGAAAAGTTTAACACTGAGCATGAAGATGTGATATGGGTTGCTGGCGGAGAAGATGTTCCGATGTATGAAAGAAACTTCACTAGTCACATGAAAAAAGATTCTCCAGACTTTTTTTATTTGAATTTTAGAGTTCATACAGCAGGAGAAAGGAGTGCTGATGCTGAAGGTGCTACTGGTATGTCTGCCACTAAAATGAGAGGGTTTGCTCTACAAGCAGATTTTCAAAGCTTTCGTTCTGGTATGCCACGTACTATCACTGATGATGAATGTAAAAAAGTTATGAAAGCTATTAGGGATTATATGTTATGAAAGACTTTAAGAAACTACGTGAAGAAGCACTTCGCCAACAACAAAGACAGCATAGTGTCTTCAAGGAAGGTGATGCAGTCATGTCATCCCGCACAGGGGAGAAGGGACACATCCACAGGGTTGGTGGTAACTATGCCATCGTGATCTCTGAAGAAGGTCAGATGTTTAGAGAGTGGATCAAGAACATTAGATCTATAAATAATACGAGAAGAACCTCCTTATTAAACGATGAAATATCAGAAGCCAGTTAATACAGTCAACAGCAATGATGAGTTTTCATCCTCGCTGATGGAAGCTTATGGTAGATGGATGGGAGGAGACACCTTCCAGAATACCGCTCCTGTAGAACTTAATCTTTCGGAAGCACCTTTTGATGGTATGGATCCTCAGTCAAATGGTGCTGAGATTGAAGACACCACTAAGCGTAAGAAGACCGCTAAGAAGGGTGGATACATCGGACAAGAGAGTGCTCCTAAGAATGAGGAGTATGAGGTTCTAGAAAGAGAAGAGTATGAGATTGATGGTGAAGTCTATGTTCTTGAGAAAGTCAAGATGGATGGCAAAGATGACAACGGTTTCAAGTCATGCTGGAAAGGATATAAGAAAGCAGGCACCAAAGTAAAGGGTGATAAGGAAGTTAATAACTGTGTGAAGGCAGGTGTTGAGTATGAAGGTGATGATCTCCAAGAGAAGGCACCTCCTGGCGCAAAGTATGAGCGCATGGTAAAGCACATCAAGAAAGGATATTCCAAGGATGGTGAATTGAGCGATAAAGAAAAGTCAATCGCTTATGCTACTGCTTGGAAAGCAAAGAACAAGAAGGGCATGAAAGAAGGTATGGATCCAGTTGGTAAGGAAGATGGCGACATCGACAACGACGGTGACAAGGATAAGTCCGACAAGTATCTTCATGCACGTCGTAAGAAGATCAGCAAAATCATGGCGATGAAGAAGAAGTCATGAAATCATTCAAACAACTCCGCGAGGATTGTGGTTGCGAAAAGAAAGAACGCAAAGGTAAAAAGAAAGGAACTGTAGAAGTCATGCCTACTGTCAATGATGGCAATGGTAAGAGCATGACAACTAGAGCCACTAATGAAGGGTTTGCTGGCAACTACAAAGGACCTTTGTATGCGCCTCACCCAGACATTCAAGTTGAAAACTATGATAAGGGTGAGTATGATTATGAAGGTGACATGACGAAAACTCAACTCAAAGGAGTTATTCGTAACGCACAAGAACTTCATGATATTCTCAAACCAGATGAGAATTTACCAGAGTGGGTGCAATCTAAGATAACCCTTGCGGCAGATTATATTATGACATCCGCAGACTATGTAAAAAGCAGGAGACCATAAATAGGCTCGTTGAGTTCTATTTACTCGTATGCTAGCTGCCGCACTTGTGGTCGTCAAACCACTACTATTCAAAGCAATGTCATCTTGCCAAGTCAAGAAGCTCGTAGTTGATCTTCTTGAGCGTTATGTAAAATCAACTGATAATGATGTTGATGATCTAATCGCTGCCACTGTAAGAACAGCACTTCTCAAAGGATGTGAGTGATATTGTTGGGGGCGCAAGCCCCCTTTTTTTATAAATAAATTTTAGAAAACAGTAAATCTGGGGTAAGTATCCATGACCTTGTATAGTCGTGCTGAAACGCAAGCACAATCAATTAAAGTTTTAAACACAACTGAGAAGGCTTCCGTTAAGAAGTACGAATCTGATGGAACCCTTGTAGCACACGATGGCAATACTAATGCCACTGCTGGTGCTGAAGGCAATGCTGCCATTCAAGCAAGAGTTGTATTCATTGATGCTGTTGAGGCAACCCTTGCAGAAAACAAAGAGCGTGGTCTAACTGCTCCTGGTTGGTGGCAATACACCTCATACACTGATGCAGAAGGTAACACTCGCCATAAGGCAGATCATCTCTGCTCATTCAAGAGTGCTCCTGCTAACACTGCTGATACTGATGACGCAGTTGCTGCTGACGTAGCATCTGCTATCACAATTGGCACACAACCTGCTGATCAGACTGGTGTTGCTGATCCATTCACTGATGCTGCGGCATTCTCTGTTGTTGCTACTGCTACAACTGGATCACTTCTATATCAGTGGCAGCGTCAAACCGCAAGCGGAACTCGCTGGACCAATGTTACCGATGGTGCAGTATTTGCTGGATCTAATGGTCCAGATCTTGGAATCACTGGTGCTGACAAAGCAACCTATGATGGTTACAAGTTCCGTGTCAAGATCACTACCGATGCTGGTGCTGAGGAAGTAATTTCTGATACAGCAACTCTAACATTTGCATGATCTGAATGAACTTTAATGAATTGACACCAGACAACTGGTTGTTCTTCGCTATTCAAAACTACAATAACCCGTCGTCCGTAACTTATGCAGACTTTGAGGAAGACCTGAAGCGATTCAAGTATATCAAAAGACTGCTAAAGAGATACGAGACGACGGGTGAATTGAAAACCCACCTTATTCTAAATCATGTGATTGTATTGTATAATGTCTTTGATGATGCAGCAACACCGCTGCTATTCTATAAGACGGAAGCAACTTATTGGTCTCAAATCAGGGCATTCATGTTGTTTCTAAATAGATTACCACCTTTACTTAACGAGGATGTTGACGAAGAATGTCTGAAAAGTCTGAATCTAATTTAAATGAAATGATGGCAGGAGATGGATCTGGTCTTTCTCTACCACCTGCTTTTGTTATGGTAAATCCCAGGCAACATCGTAGATATAAGAAGGGTAATCAGGATAAAGTCGATGGTCGAACCAAAGGCGCTCGTGCTCTCTTTAACCGTATTCAACGTAGAAAAATGAAAGAAGAATTAGAAACAATCGTATCTGAGGCTGTCTCGTCTGAGACTGAGAGAGCACAGAAACAAATCGCTCAACAGAAGAAACTGGGTCGCCAGAAAGATCTTCAGAAGAAGCGTGATGAAGCGAAGCAAAAAATGCAACGCAAGACAAAAGAAATGGATACTCTTATGAAGGCGCGTCTTTCTGACTTCAAGAGAAAAGCATCCGATCAAACAAAGAAATTGAAAAAGGAAGATAATGAAATGACTGGTGAAATTATGAATGAAAATGCTGATGTAATCCAAGTTGCTCTCGATGTAGCAACTTCTGAACTCAATCCAAACGGCGAAGGTTCATTCGCAAAGATTCAGTTCTCTGATGGTTCTCAACAGAACCTAGACAACTTCTCAGCAAAGCGTATTGCTGCTTGTTATGCACAGCTAGATGATACACACAAGCAGCAGTTCCAGTATATGCTGAACAAGGATGCTTCAACCTATCAATCTGCTCTAGACTTTGCTATCCGCAACGTTTGATAAGAGGAGTCATGCCATTCGGTCTTCAGAAGTTAGCCGTTTTAGAAAGCAAACTTGACATTTATGAAGATCTCTCTAAGGAGATGCTTGACAAACTTGAGCGAGCAGTTGCTACAATCTCAGAGAACAGCAATAGAGTTGCTGTAATTCTTGAGCGCCATGAAAATAGATTGAATGAAAGTGATAAGAACGATCAACTGATTATTAAAATGCTTGAGGATGTCAAGACTGCCAATAGTAAAGAACACAAAGCAGTTATCGAAAGACTTGACAAAGTTGAGAACCGAGTGAATGATCTCGCTACTTTCAGATGGATTGCTACTGGTATCGGGTCTGCCGCAGTCATCGTAATCGGGTCTGCGGCATTCTTTGGTAATCTCTTGACAGTCGGCACTGGCGGTGCTACTATGGGAGGTAGTCAGCCAGCGCAGATTAGGTGAGTTCTTTTATTGATGTAAAATATATCCAACTAGTGTCCTCTCGCCTAGTTCTCTTCTCTCGCAAGAAGGCAGATCTGTATAATTTCAGATGCCCTTATTGTGGTGATAGTCAGAAGAGACGCAATAAGGCGAGGGGATATTTGTTTAAGATCAAGAATGATTTTGTATTCAAATGCCACAACTGTGGTGTTGGAAGAACTCTTGCAAACTTCTTGAAGGACCAAGATAGTTTCCTTCACGATCAATTTGTGATGGAGAAATTCAAGGATGGTAAGACTGGCAAGGGAACTACAATCCCAAACCCCAAGTTCAATTTTCAGGAACCGAAGTTTTTCAGCAAACGTGAAAAAGGTATTGATCTTGAAAAAATTTCGGACCTAAATATTTCTCACCCAGCGAGAGAATATCTTGAACAGAGACAAATCAAAGATCTAGATTACTTCTACTATTGTCCGAAGTTCAAGGCTTGGACAAATGAACAAAGGAAGATGTTTGATAATCTCAAGCAAGATAGTCCCCGCATTATTATCCCATTCAAAGACAAACAAGGTAACCTTTTCGGATATCAAGGCAGATCGCTAGCCCCTAAGGCAAAACTCAGATACATCACGATCATGCTAGATGAGGAACAACCCAAGATCTTTGGATTGGACAGGGTAAAAGAAGACAAACCAATTTATATCGTAGAAGGACCATTTGATGCGACCTTTTTGGAAAACTCTGTTGCTATGGCTGGGTCCGACGCTGATGTTCGGACGTTTGGTTGGAGCAATTATATTTGGATATTTGATAACGAACCACGCAATAGAGAGATCGTCGCCCGCATCTCCAAAGTCATTGACCGAGGAGATAAGGTAGTCATTTGGCCAAAGAAAATACAACAAAAGGACATCAATGATATGGTCCTTGCTGGACATAATGTTCAAGACATAGTAGAATCTAATGTCTATAGTGGATTAGAAGCAACCCTTAAATTTAACGACTGGAAGAAAGTATGACAAACGGACATGGTATCAAAGTTCGCAAGCGAAATGGCGCTGTAGAACCCCTGAACCTCGACAAGATCCACAAGATGGTTGAGGAGGCTTGCGAGGGTCTGGGGGGCGGTGTGAGCGCCTCTCAGGTTGAAATGAATTCAGGTCTCCAGTTCTTCGACGGCATCGAGACGAAGGACATTCAGGAGATCCTGGTGCGCTCTGCTAGCGATCTTATCAGCCTGGAGAACCCCAACTATCAATTCGTTGCTGCTCGCCTGCTGCTGTTCGCAGTTCGCAAGCAAGTGTTTGGATCTGATTGGGTGAATGGACATCCTCCAGTTGTGGAACATGCATACAATTGTGTTGCAAAGGGTGTCTATGATGGTGAGATCTTGCGTAAATATACTGCAGAAGAATGGGCAAAAATTGATAGTTGGATCGATCATGATCGTGACTTCCTATTCACTTATGCAGGTCTACGTCAGGTCGTTGATAAGTACCTCGTGCAGGATAGAAGCAATGGTGAGGTTTATGAAACCCCACAATATATGTACATGATGATTGCTGTTACTCTCTTTCAAAACTACACCACAGATCGTCTCGAATATGTCAAGCGATACTACAACGCAATCTCCAAACACAAAATCAACATCCCAACGCCAATCATGGCGGGAGTGCGAACTCCACTTAGACAATTTGCTAGCTGTGTCCTTGTTGATAGCGATGACACCCTCGATAGTATCTTTACTAGCGATATGGCTATTGGCAGATACGTTGCACAAAGGGCGGGTATCGGTATCAACGCAGGTCGCATCCGTGGCATCAACAGCAAGATCCGAGGTGGAGAAGTTCAACATACAGGCATTATCCCTTTTCTCAAAAAGTTTGAAGCAACTGTCCGTTGCTGCACACAAAACGGCATCAGGGGTGGATCAGCGACTGTACACTTCCCGATCTGGCACCAAGAAATAGAAGATATCCTTGTATTAAAAAATAACAAAGGGACGGAAGATAACCGAGTTCGTAAGTTAGACTACAGTATCCAGATCAGCAAACTCTTCTATGAACGTTTCATCAACAACGAAGACATCACCCTCTTCAGTCCGCACGATGTTCCTGGTTTGTATGATGCTTTTGGCACTCCTGGATTTGACAGTCTATATGAGTCTTACGAACGAGATCAGTCTATTCCAAGAAAAACTATTGGGGCTCAAGAACTCTTTTTGGATCTCCTGAAGGAGAGAGCAGAGACTGGTCGTTTGTATATCATGAATATCGACCATTGTAACGAGCACTCTTCTTTCAAAGACAAGGTGTATATGTCTAATCTCTGCCAGGAGATTACACTTCCCACCACTCCTCTTCAGCATATTGACGGTGAAGGTGAGATTGCTCTCTGCATTCTCTCTGCCATCAACGTTGGTAAGCTCAACAAACTAGATGAACTAGAAAACCTCTGTGATCTCGCAGTCCGTGGTCTAGAGGAACTGATTGACTATCAAGATTATCCTGTGGAAGCAGCACGTATTAGTACGCTTGCTCGCCGTTCTCTCGGCATTGGTTATATCGGACTGGCACACTATCTCGCCAAGCAAGGAGAACACTACGATGACCCAGCAGCATGGAAACTTGTCCACGACTTGTCTGAAGCTTTCCAGTTCTATCTACTCAAATCCAGTAACGCAATCGCCAAGGAAAAAGGTGCATGTGAATACTTCTATCGCACCAAGTATGCTGACGGTATCCTCCCTATCGACACTTACAAGCGTGACATTGATGAGTTCTGTGGAGCAGATCTGAACTATGATTGGGAAACTTTACGTTCCGAGATCAAAGTATCTGGATTGCGACATAGCACATTGTCCGCACAGATGCCTTCAGAGAGCAGTTCCGTTGTGTCAAATGCCACCAATGGCATCGAGCCTCCTAGGGGATACATGTCCACTAAGAAATCAAAGAAGGGTCCTCTCAAGCAGATCGTTCCTCAGTATGGTTCTCTCAAGAATAACTACACTCTTCTCTGGGATATGGAAGACAATGATGGATACATTAAGGTAGTTGCTGCTATGCAAAAGTTCTTTGATCAAGCAATTTCAGGTAACTGGAGTTATAATCCAGAGAACTATCCCGACAATGAAGTACCTGTCTCTGTCATGGCTGGTGATCTTCTAAAGACTTACAAGTATGGTTGGAAGACCTCTTACTATCAGAACACTTATGATATCAAGAGTGATGAACCACAACTAACGGAGGAAAAGAAAGCATCTATTCAAGACCTATTAGACGATATTTTCACAGCAGAGGAGGAAGATTGTGACAGTTGCAAGATTTAGAACGAGCGAACCAATGCGTAGTAAAGTAGATGGGATGACCGTATTCAACACCACCCAGTTGGATAGCACAAAACAAAAGATGTTCTTTGGACCCCCTCTTGGGGTCCAACGCTATGACAAATTCAAGTATCCTGTGTTTGATAAACTGACACAGCAGCAACTTGGATACTTCTGGCGTCCTGAGGAGGTGTCACTCCAAAAAGATCGTGCTGATTATCAGACTCTGAATGCAGCACAAAAGCATATCTTCACTTCCAATCTGAAGTATCAGATTCTGCTGGACTCGGTACAGGGTCGTGGTCCTGGTATGGCATTCATGCCCTATTGCTCTCTTCCCGAACTAGAAGGTGCCATGAATATCTGGCAGACTATGGAGATGGTCCATAGTCGCTCCTACACCCACATCATCAAGAACGTGTATGCTGATCCTTCTGAAGTCTTTGACGCTATTCTAGACGACGAGAAGATCCTTTCACGCGCAAAGTCTGTTACTCATGCTTATGATGAGTTCCTACGTGCAGCACAGGAGTGGGGTGCTGGTAATCAGTGGGAACATGCCTTAGATCAAGTCCCTGCAGCACAAGATACCCTCAATGATCTCAAGAGAAAGCTCTATAGAGCGGTTGCGAATGTCTATATTCTTGAAGGAATTAGATTCTACGTCTCGTTTGCATGTAGTTTCGCCTTTGGCGAACTTAAACTCCTGGAGGGATCTGCAAAAATCATCGGACTCATTGCGAGAGATGAATCCCAACACATGACAATCACCCAGAACATTCTAAACAAATGGAAAGAGGGTGATGATCCTGACATGGTAACGATTGCCAAGGAAGAAGAAGAGAACGTCTATCAGATGTTCCGTGATTGTGTTGAGGAAGAGAAACTCTGGGCTGAGTATCTCTTCAAGGATGGTTCTATCATCGGTCTGAATGATAAGTTACTCTCCAAGTATGTTGAATGGACTGCTAATCGTCGTCTGAAATCTATTGGTCTCAAAGCAGTCTTTGATACTCCTATCAGTAACAACCCTCTGCCATGGACGGAGCATTGGTTATCTTCTAAGGGTATGCAAGTCGCACCACAAGAAACAGAAGTAGAGTCCTATCTAATCGGGAGTATCAAACAAGATGTCAAAGCAAACACCTTCGCAGGATTTCAACTTTGAATTCAATGTAGTTCTGGATCCCGAAAAGGAAACAGAACTACAGAAGATCAAGAGGTGGATCAAGAAACAAAAACCACCTCTCAATATCATCTTGGAATATCTTTTCTCTTATGTTGAGAAGTGGTATATTGATGCCAAAGTTGAAAATACTATGCGTGACGTTGATCGTCAGGCAGAAGCAATCGTAGAACAATGGGAGAAAGAAGATGAACTCAATAGACCCAAAGCAGAGATCGTGGAGGAGGGATTATTTGGCACGGAAGGCTGGTCTATCAGCATTTCAAATCCAGTTGTTGAACGAAGGTCCGAAGAAACTAACGGACGCATGGGCTCTGGGAGCGATGAGACGGGACTGGGAGAAAAATTTCCAGACCCATGGAATTGAATAGATAAATACCTCCGTGAAGGAGGTTTTTTATTATGCGTCCGCAGTCAGCAAAAGCAAAGGGTCGTCGTCTGCAACAGTGGGTCAGAGAGAAACTCATTGAGGCATTAGACATTCACCCAGAAGACATTGAAAGTAGATCTATGGGAGCAGGTGGTGAGGATCTCATCATGGCTCGTGCTGCCAGATCTAAATTTCCACACAGCATTGAATGTAAGAATGTTGAAAAACTAAATATCTGGGACGCATATGAACAGGCGTCTGCCAATTGTGGTGATTATGAACCTCTCGTAATTATGAAAAAGAATGGTAAGAAACCATTGGCAGTAATAGATGCAGAATATTTCATAAGTTTATACGGAGACAACAATGGAAATTGATCTACACAATTTTTTCAGATTTTACAAGCACGAGAATCCCCAACACGTCGCTGCCGTTCAGTGGCTAGAGGATAATCTTCCAAAAGAATACCTTGACGATAACTCAGAATGGGTTAAACTGTTTAGGAAACCAGGACCAGCAGGCGCTGCTGGAATTACTAACCCACTCAAGGTTCCTTACTACCCACAGACAGACAATTACACCAACGCTGAGCGTACCTGTAATTCATCTTCCTGTGCTATGTGCCTAGAGTATTTCAAGCCTGGCACACTACCCGCAGGACCAAAAGGTGATGATGCTTATGTCAAGGAAGTATTCAAGATTGGCGACACTACTGACCACGCCGTTCAGACGAAAGTTCTGGAGAAGTTTGGCGTCAAGTCCTCTTTCTCCTACAATCTATCCTTTGCTGATCTTGACAAGCAGCTTGCTGCTGGTAAGCCCGTGGTTATCGGTATTCTCCACAGGGGTCCTATTTCTGCTCCTCGTGGCGGTCACATGTGTGTAGTCATCGGCAAGAAGGGTGAAGATTATATCGTCAATGATCCTTATGGCGATCTCAACGATGGTTATTCTTCAGATGTTATGAACGGTAAGGGTGCTGTTTATAAGAAGTCGGAACTGAAATCCCGTTGGTGCCCTGCTGGCAACGATGGTTGGGGTCGTATCTTCTCTCAAGAACTCCCAAAGTAGCAAGCGGCAGTGCTCCTGCTGCTGCCGCTGAACCATCTGCTCCTGCCCCTGCCTGGGGTGGTGGGGCATCCAACACTCCACCAGACGAGGTTCCACCTGTCGGATTGAAGATTATCAAACAATTTGAAGGTTGTCATTTGGAGGCTTACCCTGACCCTCTTTCAGGGGGACCCCCAATCACAATCGGATGGGGGTCCACAAGAGACAAAAACGGAAACCCATTCAAATTGGGAGACAAGATTAGCCAAGATGAGGCAGACTCCTTACTCATGGACCAATGCCGTAAGCAATTTATACCTTCGCTGCGTAAGATTCCATTTTGGGACGAAATGAGCGACGGACAGAGAGGTGCTCTTCTCAGTTTTGCTTATAATCTTGGTGCTGGATTCTACGGAGGTAGTAATTTCAACACCATTACCAAGAGATTGAAGAACAAAGAATGGGATCAAGTCCCAGAAGCACTGTTCCTCTATCGTAATCCTGGTAGTCATGTAGAGGCTGGTCTCGCTAAACGTCGTAAGGCAGAAGGCGAACTTTGGAAGTCGTAAAACTAAATAGATCAGATTGAAAAATGATCTGATTACATCCGTGGTTAGGTGACCTAAAAGCATACATCGGTTTGTTTTGTTAGTCACTCTAATCACGGATTTTCTATGTCTAGAAATATTAATAGGACGCTAGCTGCAGCGTCCGCACTTTTACTTGGTGTGCCTACAGCAGCACAAGCACATACTAACGCCATTGGTTATGTTGGGGATGGAACTGGTGGAGTAACATTCTGGTATGGAACCTATCACGTTGGTACGCAGTTTAATGAAGCTGAGTTAAAACTTGAAGGTGCCAACGGTACAAGTTATACAACAACTATTAATCAGTTTAACCTGCTTGAACAAACTCTTCCAGCAGGACTTGATCCAAACTCAAACTATTTCACTACTGACGGAACACAACTTGTTCCTTATGATGCTAGTATCGCTCCTGCTGGCGGTACTTATACTTGGCAAGGTTTCAATGTCGTCGGTCTTTCTGCTGGTGACTATACCTTCACTTATATCCCATTGGGTGATGCTGAATCTTATGATCCAACTGGAACTCCAACGATGGAGTGGGCTCCAATAGATAACGTTATTCGTACTTATACTGTAAGTCTTTCTGCTGGTCTTATTTCTGGTGATGCTAACCAGAATGGAATTCTTGACATCTATGAGTTTGGTACAGTAACCACACCACCACCATCAACTCCATCAACTCCATCAGCACCCACATTAGTATCTTCTGCTGCTGGAACTCCTATTGTTACCACTAGCAGCACCACACAAGATCGTTATGTTTTTGATACTGCTGGTGACACTAGAACTTACTACCAGGATACAGTTACTACAACAACTACCACACCTACAACGGTAGATACTTATAGTGATGGTTCAACTGTAACTACCAACGGCACTCCTACAACCTCTACAACAACCACACAGGCAACGGTTCCTGTATGGGTAGAGACCAGAACCTATGACGTTCAAAGAAGTGCTTACACTCCTTCTGGTGCTGCTCCTACGATTGTCAATACACCAGCATGGTCTAAGTCTGAGAGTGACGGACAACAGAGAGTTGATCTTCATGTAACCACAGGTGTCACTACACCAACGGTCAGAACTGTCACAACAACAGCAGTATATACCAAAGTCTATACCGATGGATCGCCAGACACCACAACATCAGATCCTTCTGTTGTTACCTATGAGACCAGCACAGCATATGCTGAGAGACATACTTATAAGAACTGGTCTGGTAGAATTGATCAGCTTGAGACACTTGACAAGGTGAGTGTTGCTAACAATCGTCTTCTCAATCACCTACCATCCAAAACAAAACAAAGATTTAGGATCTTTGAAACTAATAGAATGATGAATTCATATAACAATAATGGATATGAAGCATTCTCTACTACATTTGGTGGTGGATTTGAGTATGACCTAAGCAAGGGATGGACCTTTGGTGGTCAGTATAATAAGTTATACACAGAACTCAAGGGATCTGATAGCATTTCACATGTAAATAGAGATCACTTTGGTGTATTCAACAGCTTCCATGGTAAGTCACTATCTCTTATCACAAATGCTGGATTGTCTAAGGACAAGTATGACTATGCCAGAACACTTGAGTATCAGTTTGGTAACTGGGGCAAGGTAGAAGGTCAGCAATGGTGGGTTAATAATAGATTGTATGCTCATCTTGGTCGTAGCATTCACCCATTCATCGGTCACACAGTTCATAACGTAACCAGAGACGGATACGCCGAGACTGGATCACCACAATCAGCAAGATCTGTTGCTGCATATGACAAGACAACTCATGTTGGTGAAGCAGGACTTAGAGTGGAAACAAGATTTGGTGGTAAGAAAGGTGACCTTATTGGTATGAGTGTTGAAGGTTCTTATGCTACCGACAATTCCTATGATGTCATTGCTGCTGTAGATCTGAATCAGGTCATCTATCTTGAGGGATCCCATGCTAATATAGATGGTGTCACGAATAATTCAGTTGCTGCTAAGGTCAAATTCAGGTTCTAACCCCTTGACACGAGCCTAAATATCTGATATTATGAAGACCCACCCAAAAGGTGGGTTTTTTATTATGAGACTTTGAGTGACATTAGAGCCGAGGAAGGTGCCCTCTGAGAGGTTGGGTGTACCCCCCTTCTATTCGGATGTAGAGTTCAATACGTATTAATGCCGAACACATTTACATTTGTAGCAGTTTCTCTTTTAGGAATTGCTGCACCCACAGCGGCACACCTGCCGTTTCAGAACTATAAGATGGATGGTCCCCCACCACCAGTAATTGTTGGAAAAGATCTTCTCCCCTCTTATAAACCATTCACTATTATTAGAGAATTCGATTCTGAAAAGACAGCGACCAAAGAGGTTGCAGAACCAAAGCCCAAAGAGAAGAGGCTTATTTGTAAAGGGTGTACAGAAAACGAGAACCAAGCTCTTGCATTCTTGCAAGACGAGGGGATCAAAGACAGAAACGCCCTTGCTACTATCATGGGCAATATCAAGCAGGAAAGTAATTTCCATGCTAATATTTGCGAAGGTGGTAGCAGGATCACATACAATGCCTGCCGTTGGGGTGGGTATGGTTTGATCCAATGGACATCTGCCAATCGTTATCATGGACTGGGTGATTTTGCTAGGAAGTATGGTGGTAATGCATCATCACTTCAGACGCAACTTCGTTATATGACGAATGAAGTTCAGTGGAAACAAATTGAAACCAGACTTAAAACACCTGGACGTTCAATTTATTCCTACATGAACGATGCGTATAGTTGGATTGGTTGGGGCATTCATGGTGCTCGTACACATTATGCACATGATTATGCGAACCGACTGATCACGGTAGAGGTTTAAGACAACTTAATAGGCAGAGGGGGCTTGACATGCGCCCCCTCTCCATCTATAATACCCTTGTCTGACACACCTAAATAAAAGAAAGATTTTGCTATGATTCTGCGAGCACTTCAACAACTGGTAAAACCTTTCGTTGGCATTCCCGCACCAGATTATCTGGAGGATGACGAATGGTTTGGTCCTGCAACTCTCAGTGAGAATCAACTCTCCTTGAAAGAAGCTCGTGCTCAAGCAGAAGCAGATCTTCAAATCTTATCTCACGAAGACGAACATCATGGTCCTGTGGAGGTTGACAACATCCACGAAGTCATGTATAATATCGCTACTGGCGGAGGTAAGACTACTACTCAACTCAACCCTATGCCTGAGTTAGGTGGTGGATCTGAAAACTTCCACGAAGGTCCTTCTGGTCCTGGTGGTTGGATGTCAGGTACAGGTATGCGTCAGTTTAACTGACGTTCCTTTGTTTCAGTAGCTCAGTGGAACAGAGCAACCGCCTTCTAAGCGGTCGGTCGTTGGTTCGAATCCAACCTGAAACGCCAGTCGGTATGGCGGAATTGGTAGACGCGCTGGGTTTAGGTTCCAGTGTCCTTGCGACGTGGAGGTTCAAGTCCTCTTACCGACACTCCAAATTTCTAATTGGATTATGTCTTTACTTTCATCACAAGATCGTCAAATGGCGGTTGAAGCACTTGAATATTACATTCAAAAATTGAAAGATGACAACTGCAATCAAGCAGCAATCACTTCTTTCCAGACACTTCTCAATTGGATTGAGTTGGAACAATATAAGAAGGGCGAATAGCTCAGCGGTAGAGCGTCTCCTTTACACGGAGAGGGTCGGGGGTTCGATCCCCTCTTCGCCCATTAACTTCTAGAGGTTAAATGATTACAAATGTTATCGGCAAGATGCAAAATCTGCAACACAGAACTGACAAGCACTAGCAAAATTCAATGCTGTGGGTGTCCTAATATGATGCGAGTTGTGGATGACACCGTAGGAGCAATTGACTTGAGTGAAGTTATTTTACTCAATCATGAAAAAAAGATTAAATATCATGGAATCCTGACACAAGCTGACCTAAAATACCAAGAGGACAGGCGGAAACGCAAGGTCCGCAAACTTGACTTTGAGGAACGCTAATGATTAATCTCCATCAACGCTTCAACCACTACTTAAATACTAACAAAACTACAGACTTACAGGATGTACATGAGCGTATTATAAGTTATGGTTGGCGTGATGACGGAAGAGAACTCACTGGTTATTATGTCTTGACAGAAAACTATGAGATCGTGTATAATCTCAAAGATGAATTCCAATTCAAAAACTTAAGGAAAGGTGGTCGAGTGGTTGAAGGCTCTAGTCTTGAAAACTAGCGATGTGAAAGCATCCGTGGGTTCGAATCCCACCCTTTCCGCTTCGGAATGTAGCTCAGTTTGGTAGAGCACTCGCTTTGGGAGCGAGATGTCGCAGGTTCGAATCCTGTCATTCCGATTGTGAAATATATATTATTTTCCAACTAACTATGGCATTTACTATCTACTCAAAACCAGGATGTCCTTACTGCGAAAAGTTTGTGGCAATCGTAGAACATGAAGAACTAAAGCATGTCGTATATGAGTTAGATAGAGACTTCACTAGACAAGAGTTTTATGCTGAGTTTGGTGAAGGTGCTACATTCCCACAAATCGTTCTTGGTGATCTCCATTTAGGTGGTTGTCAAGACTCTATCCGTTACATGCAGGAAAAAGAAATTTGTTGTGTGCCATGACTGAGATTACTGAAGCAGAGTTTGAAAAAAACTTTGATGACTATATGGAAAGAATTGAAACTAATAAAGAGGAGTTCCTTATCAGACGTGCAGATGGAACTGCACTTGTAGCAGTCCCAGCAACTGAAGATATGGAACACCTTTGGAACCACGATGACGCATCATGATTGAATCTATTTTTGAAAAGGAATTATTCCTCCCGTACATCATCGGCATTATGATTGTCGGTGGTCTAGTAAAACAATATGGAGTGCTAAACGAAGTATTCGTAGCACTCCGCAAAACATTCAAGTCAAATAGACTTGTCGTTGCTGCTACTGCTCTTGCTGGTGGTGTTCTACCCAT